GCGGAAACGCATTCAAAACCCAGAGCTTGTTAAAACATACCGTACCGGAAGTGATTAAGAAATGACATAGACGGGCGGGTGAGAACACCCCAGCTTTGCATGGCCAGGGGCGGGGCCGGGGGTGAAAGAAATATGTTCGTTGTATAGGAGGTTGTATAAAGTGCAGGTAAGTAAAATCCCAATAGGCCAGCTAAACCCTGCTGCATATAATCCGAGAAAAGACCTTAAGCCCGGTGACCCTGAATATAAGAAACTCAACTTGATACGGGCAAGACGACATGTTAAAAAGATTGTGTAAATGTGGAAAGGCAATAGACTTTGGAATGAAATATTGCGAAGATTGCAGAAGAAAGGCAGAGCAGGCCAGGAAGGATTATCATCGATACTATGATACTCGTGTTAGAGATGAGAAAACAGCAGTGTTTTATAATAGCACGGAATGGATAAAAGCTAGAGAATATATATTAGCTAAGTATAAAGGTTTAGACCTTTATGCTTTTTTTATTGAGAAGAAAATTGTTTATGCTGATACAGTTCATCATATAGAAGAGCTCAAAGAAAATTGGAACAGAAGATTGGATGTTAATAATCTATTCCCAGTAAGTAGTGAGAACCATAACAGGATCCATAAACTCTACTTGAAAGATAAAAAGAGGACTCAGAAGCTACTCTTTGATTTGCTGAAGCGCTGGAACCAGGAATATGGATAAGGAGATTGGATAGGGGTAGGGGTGGTCGAAAAATTTTTGATCGATTTTGGCAAGACCGCGCGGCCACCTCAGCGCGAAACTTTTTCCCAAAACTAAGCAACAAAGGAGGTGAGCCTCATGCCAGGAGGCAGACCCCCGAAACCGATTGCGCTTGTACAAGGTCATAGGACTAAAGCGGAAAAGGAAATACGCGAAAAAGCCGAAGCTGAACTTTTGACTGGATACAAAATGAAAGAGAGCCCGGAGGTAAAGGCTAACCCGATAGCGCACAAAGAATTCCAGCGAATCAGGAAGCTGCTCAGGTCCATCGGCAAGGACGATGACCTCTATAGCAACATCATAAACACTCACTGCTTGCTCCATGCCGAATGCAAGGAATTTGAGCAGATGAAAGATAGACTTTACGCGGAGCTTAAAGAGCTCGCTGAGGCATACCAGGAAGGAAAAATCGAATTCATTGAATATTTGGACGAGAAAGGCAAGCTACAGGACCGCTTGATGGCTTGCGATAAAAAGATAATGGAAAAGCGCAAAATGATACTCGACATCTCAAAGGAAAACATCATGACAATCCAGTCCGCGCTCCGGTCCATCCCGAAAAAACCTGAAAAGAAAGACACGTCTAAAATGGCGGCCATGCTTGAGAAAAGGTATGCGAAGTAACCATGTTCGACAAGCAAAGAGCTCTGGAAGTAATTGAGTTTGTTCAACTGCTTAACCTGACAGATGATTTTTATGGCCAGCCATTAGTGCTGCAGGACTGGCAGCATAAAGTCATTTGGGACGTGTACGGGACGGTTAACGAGCGGGGCTTCAGGCAGTACCGATATGCTTACTTAGAAATCCCGAAAAAAAACGGGAAAACCACGACGGTTGCCGCCCTGGGCCTTTACCACCTAACAATGGACCCACCAGGAGGGCAGATTTACTGCTGCGCGGCCGAAAGAGAGCAGGCAGGCCTTGTTTACAGGGCGGCAGTACAGATGATAGAGCAAAATGAGGACCTGCAAGGGATATTAAAAATTACCGAGAGCAAAAAGCTTATCGTTAACACAAAAACCGGCACATTCCTGAAAGTCCTCTCGGCTGAAGTCTATACAAAGCACGGAATCAACCCTACAGTTGTTATATTTGATGAGCTTCATGCACAACCCAACAGAGACTTGTGGGACGTCATGACTTTCGGCGCCGGTGCAGCAAGAAAAGAGCCGCTGTGGTGGGTGATCACTACGGCGGGCGATGATCCTGACAGAAAATCTATAGGTTGGGAAGTACATGAGTATGCACGAAAGATCCAGGACGGCGAAATTGTAGACCCTTATTGGTATGTCAAGATTTATGGCGCACCTGAAGACTGCGACATTTTTGACGAAAAGGTTTGGTACAAGGCAAATCCATCCCTGGGCGTGACAATAGACATTGAGAATGTGCGTCAAGAGGCATTAGGAGCGAGGAATGACCCGGCCAAAGAAAAACTTTTTAGGTGGCTACGCCTGAATCAGTGGGTTTCATTAAAGCGTATCGGCTGGTTGCCGCTAACTCTTTGGGACGCCACCGTCGGGGACTGGAGCCCTGCGGAGCTGGTCGGGAAAAAATGCTATTTGGGACTGGATTTATCCAGCACAACCGACTTAACCGGCGCATGCTTACTGTTCCCACCGCAGGAAGGCTTCAGCGACTGGCGGGCGATATTCGAGGTATGGATACCCGAAGAAAACATGAAGGAGCGAGTTAAACAGGACAAGGTGCCTTATGATAGATGGGTAAAGGACAAGTTTATACATGCTACGCCCGGGTATGTCGTGGACTATGAGTTTATCGAAGCCAGAATTCTTACTTTGTGCAAGCAATATAAAGTCGTTGAGGTCGATACCGACCCCTGGAACAGCCGAATGCTGACACAAAGGCTTATGAAAAAAGGCATTACAGTAGTTGAAATTCCTCAGACAATGGCTTATATGTCCCCGGCAATGAAAGAAATTGAACGATTGGCTAAAATAGGCCAGTTTACACATGAAGCAAATCCGGTGGCGCGCTGGTGTTGGGGAAATGTAAATGTTGCGGTGGATGGCAATGGGAATATTAAGCCCATGAAGAATAAAAGCAATGAAAGAATAGACCTTATGGTGGCGATGATAAACGCCATGGCTCGGGCAATGCTTGACATACAAGAAGTAGATGTTTCTAAGTACGCAAGCAAAGAATTTTTAGATAAATTATGGGGCTAGAAGGTGGATAAATGGCTATTTGGAATAAATTGTTTAAACCAAAGGCACAAACCACACAGGAACCAATAAGTATTACTGATAGTCGACTTCTGGAGATTCTGGGTATTGAGCTTGACGAAATAAACTTGAAAGGCAAAAATGCTCTCAAAGAAGCAACTGTATATGCCTGTATCCGCATCCTGGCCGATGCCGTTGGAAAGCTTCCGGTTAAAATCTATCAGGATAAGGATGGCAAGCAGGCAGCTGCAGACCATTACCTGACGCCTATATTAAAAACACGACCTAATCCCTGGATGACTTCCCGGGATTTTTTTAAGGCTCTGGAAGTGCAGAGGAACGTATACGGAAACGCTTATGCCTGGATTGATGTTGAAACCAGCGGAAGAAATGCGGGCAAGGTAACGGGAGTATATCCTCTTGACAGTTCAAGAGTGGAGATATGGATTGATGATGTGGGTTTATTGCCTGGACAAGGCAAGATGTGGTATGTCTACCGGGACAATAAGGGTAAAGAGTATAAAATCAGACCTGATGAAATCCTGCATATTAAAAATCTTACTTTTGACGGCATCGTCGGTATGACACCGCTGGAACAGTTGAAAGAGACTGTTGAAAACGCCGGTGCAGCAAGCAAATTTCTGAACAATAGCTTTAAAAGCGGGATGCAAACAAAGGGCATCATACATTATGTCGGAGATTTAAGTCCAGAAAAAGAAAAAACCTTCCGCGAAAAATTTGAACAGATGTCCAGTGGGTTAAAAAACGCCAACAGAGTAGCGTTATTGCCTATTGGTTACCAGTATCAGCCTTTAAGTTTAAAGATGACTGATGCTCAATTTCTGGAGAATACAGAACTGACAATAAGGCAGATTGCAGCAGCCTTCGGCGTGAAGATGCACCAGCTGAACGACCTGGACCGTGCAACTCACACCAATATCACAGAGCAGCAAAGAGAGTTCTACATCGACACGCTCATGGACATCCTGACAGGCTACGAACAGGAATTGACATACAAGCTGTTCACCGACCGGGAGCTCGAGGAAGGGTATTACATTAAATTTAACGTCAATGCCATTCTGCGGGCGGATCCAGAAACCAGGTACAATGCTTACCGGACTGCGATACAGTCCGGTTTTATGACACCTAACGAGGTCCGGGCTCTTGAGGAACTTGAACCCAGACCGGGCGGTGACAGGCTGCTGATCAACGGTAATATGATGCCCATTGAGATGGCCGGAAAACAGTATGAAAAGAAAGGTGGTGAGAATGTTGAAGAATAAGGGAAAGAAATTCTGGAACTTTAAAGCTCTGGACGAAAAAACTGGCGAGCTTACCCTATACGGAGAAATATCGGATGTCACTTGGTGGGGAGATGAAATTACACCTAAGCAGTTTAAAGAGGACTTAGATACTTTAGGAGATATTGATGTTCTGAATGTTTACATCAACAGTCCCGGAGGCGATGTATTTGCCGGACAGACTATTTATTCCATGTTAAAGAGGCATAAGGCCAAGGTCAACGTCTACATAGACGGGGTGGCAGCCAGCATTGCGTCACTGATTGCTATGGCTGGCGACAAAGTAATCATGCCGGCAAATGCAATGATGATGATTCATTCACCCTGGACGATTGCTATGGGTAATGCACAAGACTTCAGGAAACTGGCAGATGATCTGGACAAGATCCGGGAGAGTATGATTGTTGCATATGAAAGCAAATCAGCACTCACAAAGGATGAAATTATAAAAATCATGGACAATGAAACCTGGCTTACAGCTGAGAAATGCAAGGAATATGGCTTTGCTGATGAAATCGAAGAGGCAAAGCAAGTGGCAGCATGTGTGGACGAGAAATATTTTGCCATGTATAAAAACATACCGGAGGAACTTAAGAAGCCTCCGAAAGCAAAAGATGATGATATAGACCTGAAAAAGAAAAAGTTGTTGTTAGAACTGGAGCTTTAAAAGCTCCTTTTTTAATACTAAAAAAAGAAAGGAGAAAGTGATCAGATATGACCAAAGAAATGCGTTCTTTACTTCAGGAATTAGAAAGTTTAAAAGCTCAGGTTAGAGCATTGCTTGCCGAGGACAAAGTAACCGAGGCAGAAAAGAAAATGGAAGAAGTCAGGGCCCTGCAAAAGAAAATTGACATGCAAAAAGAGCTTGAAGTTATGGATGAATTTAATGATAATGGAGCACAGAAAATTACAGGCAAAGAGGAAAAAGATTTGAACGCAGAATATAAGCGCGTATTTCTGAAAGGCCTTCGTAGACAGAGAATCACGTCTGATGAGTGGAGTATAATCAACGAATATTATAAGACCCGAGGAATTCGCGCAGCAGTAATGCATGAGGGCACAAATTCAAATAATGCGACGGATGGTAATGTAGGTCTTATTGTACCAAAGGATATTCAGACTCGTATCAATGAAATCATGAGAGAGTTAGTTGACCTTTCTGAGTATGTGACCGTAGAAACTGTTAATACTCTTTCTGGCAGCCGCGTTCTTGAAGCTGACAATACAATGACTCCGTTCCAGGTTGTGAATGAATATGCTTTGATACAGGAAATGGATAACCCGAAATTTGTTCCGATTACTTATCAACTGGTGAAACGTGCTGGATACCTGCCGCTTACTAATGAGTTGCTGGCAGATACTGATCAGAACATACTGAATTACGTTTCAAGATGGATCGCCAAGAAGTATGTTGTAACGAAGAACTCTTTAATTACAGCATTATTCCAGGGCTTACAGCCTGTTCAGTTAGCAAGTTTCGACGATATTAAAAGAGTACTTAATGTTACTCTTGACCCGGATATCAGCTTGAATGCAACTATCATAACGAATCAGGATGGATATCAGTGGATGGATACTCAGGTGGACCAGTACGGGCGTTATCTGCTGCAGGATGATATTACACAGCCCGGCAGGAAGCTCTTCAAAGGCCGTCCGGTCGTGGTAATGTCCAACAGATACTTGCCCAATATTCAAAATATTCAATCTAATCAAACAACTAAGACTTATGCTCCGATTTTCATAGGGAACGGCAAAGAATTTGCTGTACTGTTTACCCGTGGGATCTATGAACTGGCTTCCACAAGAGAAGGTGGCGACGCTTGGAGGCGTGATACCACTGAATTGAGAGTTATCACCAGAGATGATTTACGTCTGTGGGATTCTGTGGCTATGGTATACGGCCAGCTGGAGATATCCGGTAATACTACTTAAAAGCAAGGTGATGCTTTATGCCTGAAGTAAAGGCTGTATATCACTTTTTTGACCAGGAGGCCTGCAGGAACAGAACAAAAGGCGACGTATTTAGCGTAACTGAAAAAAGAGCAGAGGAATTAATAAAGGCTGGGCTTGTTGCCTTGACGAAAGACTTATTTACCTTACCAACTACTGAAGCGAATAAAGCAGAACAGGCCTCTGAAGAGATAGCCTATGAACAGACTAAAAGCGTTGCAAATACAGAAGAAGAGCATATAGAAGCAGCCAGGAAACGTACAAAAACATCTAAAAAGAGTCAAAGAAAGCAATAAGAGAGAGGGCGACCCTCTCTCTTACCCTTAAAGGGGTGATAGCAGATGGATTTACAGGAAATCAAAGAATATTTGCGAATTGACGGGAATGAAGAAGACAACTTGCTTACAGGATTGCAATTAGCAGCGGAAAAGTATTTGGAGAATGCAGGAATAACCAAAGATTACGATAATGCACTTTACAAACTGGCTGTGAAACTACTTGTATGCCATTGGTATGAGAACAGAGAACCTACCGGTGAAGCAACAGAATTGGCATTTAGTTTAAGACACATAATAGCTCAGTTAAAATACACCCAGGTAGAAGAAACGGAAGTGGTTGAATGAATCCGGGAAAGCTCAAGGATAGAATCAAAATTTTAAAATTAAACCACTCTGACAATGTTTATACCTGGGATGAAGAAATTGAAATATGGGCAAAGGCAGAACAACAAAAAGGAACAAACATTTTCTCAAAGGTCGGTCTAGGTGCCAAGTCTGTAAAATTTACCATACGCAAACGTGATATTACACTTCATAATGCTATAAAGTGGCAGGGAAAACACTGCTTTTTAACCGACATTATGGACACTGGCAGAGGATATATAGAGGTCACAGCAGCACTTGTCGAACCCAGAATTTGCACAGTTGAACGAACCGGGGAACCGACACTCAATGAACTCAACAGGCCAGTGTACGGCGACCCTGTAATGCTGACCTTTCCCGGCTGTCTGACTGAAAAATATATCCGGAACATCCAAGATGATCCCATGTCAGTCATTGAAACACAATATGTGTTAGTGACACCCAAAGTCATTGAGCTTCAGGAAAGGGAAATCGTAATGATTGACAATGTGAGTTATATCGTGTTGATTTCTCATACTTTGGATGAATACAAGAATGAATATGAAATCATGGCAAGGAGTGAACCCTAATGCAGAGTGTAGAGATAAAAGGGCTTGAAGAACTGGACGAAAGACTGAAATCTATCCTGGATGAGTTGCCGGGAGCTCGAAGAGAGTTACACGAACGACTTGCTGAGATGGCAAAGAAAGAAGTTGATGTACAAATCGATGCTTCAGGTCTTAATGACAGTCATGGGAAAATTAAAAACTGGCAGGAACCTCATGTGGGTTCCGGCGGCGGCTATGCCGCTGTACGTGCGCAAAAAGGGCAGACAGGTGACAATAGTCCGGGCGCAATAACAAACTATCTTGAAAATGGGCACGCAATCCGCCAACCGTCGGGTAAATCTAAATACTACCGTCCCCGTATAAAAAAACCATATGTTGACGGGTATCATTTCTACGAAGCAGCCAGGACAGTTGTTGAATCCAAAGCAATAGCTGAGGCTGAAAAGTTTGTTGAGGAACTCGGGCAGAAGCTGGAGGGCTAATATGGTTAAGACAAACGATATAATGACTGTTATAAACAAAAAGATAGCAGAGTCATTTCCATATACCGTATACGTTCAACGATGTCCAAAAGATTTTGTTCGTCCTTCATTCTGGATTCAACATATAAGGACAAGCCGGAGAGATGTAAACCGCTCAACAGTGGCAAAAACAGTATTTTTCACAATAACTTGTTTTGCACCACTTGATAAACATAACCGTGTTAATCCTGAAGAGCTTATGGAATTCCAAGAAGATGTGATACAGCTTTTTGCTGACGATTTTTTGACTGTCGGTGACAGGGCAATCAAGGTCCAGAGCAGCACAGGAGGTATTGACGACGACCGGGCATATATAGACTTACAATTTGAGTTTTTTGACAACCGTTCTGATGCTGTAGATGATACATCACTAATTCGGTCGGTTGAAATTAAATTAGAGGAGGGATAATTTTATGGGACTTCCGAATATTAACATTGCATTTTCGACCCAGGCGGCCAGTGCTATTGAACGCTCCGAAAAAGGTGTTGTTGGCATCATACTTAAGGATGCAGCTGGCTTGGGCGCACATATACTGACTAAACCCACTCAGGTTGCAACTGAACTGGGAGGTTTGGGGGTAGAGAACCGGGAATATGTTAAAAGAGCATTCCTCGGATATGTAAACCCACCGAGACAGGTTATTGTTTATGTATTGCCAGATACAGCAGAGGGTCTGGCAGAAGCTCTTGATTATTTCGCCGGCGTGGTAGTTGACTACTTTGTTGGACCGCCAACCTGTACCGCAACAGAAGCCGGAGAGATAGTTGCATGGATAGTAGCCCAGAGAGCTGACGGATTCACACCGAAGGCTGTGCTCCCGGAAAAAGATGCAGACAATGAAGGTGTAATCAACTTTACAACCACCGGTATTGTCGTCGGCGATAAGACATATACACCGGCTAAGTATTGTTCAAGAATAGCAGGACTTTTGGCCGGCACACCGATGACAATATCATGCACCTATGCGCCGCTTCCTGAAGTAAGCGCAGTCGATAAACTCACGAAGGATGAACTTGATGCTGCCATTGATGCAGGAGAGTTCGTAATCTTCCACGATGGCCAGAAGGTTAAGGTTGGCCGGGGCGTGAACTCCCTGCAGACTACTACTCAGGAAAAAGGCGAGGTTTTCAAGAAAATCAAGATAGTAGAAGCAGTTGACATGATCAAGCGCGATATAAAAACCACTGCCGAGGACAATTATATCGGCAAGTATGCAAACAGCTATGACAATAAGTGTCTGCTCATTTCAGCCATAAAAGGCTATTTCACCGGCCTTGAGAACGAAGGTATTCTTGAGCGAGGCACCAGCATTGTTGAAATCGATATCGATGCTCAGGAGGCATACTTGCAGAGCAAGGGTATTGATACATCAAAGATGACCTTGCAGGAGATTAAAGAGGCAGCAACAGACGACAAAGTATTCCTGAGAGCTCGCATAAGAATCCTTGATGCTATTGAGGATATCGACCTCAACATAACGATATAAGGAGGGACGGTCTATGGATAGCGCAAAAAGAATTATGAATGGCACCTGGGGAGAGGTTTGGCTTGATGGTGACTATGTTTCCGAATGCTATGGACTGCAAGCGAAAGTCAACGTCAACAAAGAAGATGTGAACCTTTGCGGCCAGATGGCAACAGATACAAAGGTAACGTCAATAAAATGCACTGGGTCCTTAAGGTTGCATAAGGTAAGCAGCAGAATGGCATTGGCTATAGGAGATATGATAAAGAGAGGCATTGACCCGAGATTTACTATTATCTCTAAGCTCGCCGACCCTGACGCATACGGTGCTGAGAGAGTTGTTTTGAAAAACGTATCATTTGACGACCTGACCCTTGCTGACTGGGAAGTTGCAAGGAATGGAACAGTAGAAGCACCGTTTACATTTACCGATTATGAATTTCTTGACACTGTGGAGGCGAGATAATGAATACACTTGATTTGTTACTGAAGATGGAGATACCTAATCCTCCTGAAGCGCAGTACAAAATAAAGCGTCTCAGCAAGATATGTGGCCAGGATGTAGTATTTAAACTCAGGGCCCTGTTATATTCCAGAACAGCTGAGATAATCCGGGCACAGCATGAAGATATGAATGTGCATATAGTGCTTGCCGGTGTAGTGGATCCAGACCTAAGGTCTAAAGAGCTCATGGAGAAATACAATGCAGCGACACCCGCTGAAATGCTCAAAAAGATGCTGCTGCCGGGAGAGATTGAGGACCTGTCCCGAGCTATCGAAAGGCTGAGCGGATACCGGACCGACACCATTGAAGAAATTAAAAAAAAATAGAAACTGACCCAGAAATGAATCTAATGTTTTATTTATTTAAGGAACATCACATATTGCCGGGCTCTTATTACAACCTTCCTGAAGGGGATAAGGTTGTTATAAGAGCCTTTTTTGAATATGATTTGCAGAGCCGAAAGAGGTCAACTACCCAACGGCTAAAGCCGTGGGCTTGATAGCCCCATGTTGACCAGGCTAAGGTTTGAAATAGAACCTACGTTATCTATGTTATGACACCCTAGGATGCCCTCCTAGTTCTAGGCTCTGTCGTATAGCATAAAACAGGTGTAGTGGGTTAAGCCAGTGTGCTATACGTGTAAGCATAGATAACATTGCCGAGGGAGATGTTACCTGCGTAAGCAGAGGAAAGGAGAAAATCCTATGGTATTTGTATTAGATACAAACAGAAAACCATTATCACCTTGCCATGAAGCAGTTGCAAGAAAGTTGCTAAAACAAGGTAAGGCTGCAATATTTAAAAGGTATCCATTTACAATAATACTTAATAAATCTGTAGATAATACTGACAATAAACAAGAATATAGACTAAAAATTGATTATGGAAGTAAACATACAGGGTTGGCTATATTACAAAATAACAATGTAATATGGTTAGCTCAAATAGACCACAGAACAGATATTAAAAAGAAACTTGATAAAAGACGTATGTTTAGACGTAGTAGAAGAAACAGAAAAATAAGATATAGAAAACCAAGATTTTTAAACAGAAAAAGAAAAGAAGGATGGATACCACCGTCACTTGAAAGTAGGATTAATAATATAAAAACATGGGTTAATAGGTTACAAAAATTAATTCCATTAACTCACATATCTTATGAAAATGTTAAGTTTGATACTCAATTAATGCAAAATCCTGAAATAAGTGACATTGAGTATCAACAAGGTACACTTCAAG